GTTCTTCCTATAACTTTCATTGTTGCTAGATTTTGTATCTTTGCAAATGTTATTGATGCATCTGTAACCGGGCTACCACCATATTCATACCAATAATTACCACTTCTAATTAAAATGGTTGGTACGTTTGTATCTAGGTCCTTGTTTGCATTACCTAATAATCTAATATCTCCTGCTGAAGATGGACTTGATGTATTGTTTAATGTTACTGATCCTGTTGTTACTACATATAATAAATCACCATCATCTGTGTTTGTTATTGCTATTGTGTCTACTGATGTAGAGCCTGATAGTTTAATTAATGAACTAGGTTGGTTACCAACTGTTGTTGAAAAAGCGGGTGGTGTTATTGTCGATGCAGATGCTATTGTTATCGCATCAAAACCAAAATGACCCTTTCTATTAATATTATCGTTCCATTCGTTAGTTGAAATTTCTTTGGTATTATCCTGTGATGTGGTTAGGTGTTTTGTATGCCTACCCCAGACTTGTTTAGCCATACATTAAAATGGTTATTTTACTATATAACTATTTAAGTTTATCCTAGAGTTGTGGTCCAAGTTACCTGAAGAGTATCGGAACTCTGTAAGGTGACTGCGGTAAATGTATTGATATGAGAAAGTGTATCACTATTATCTTTTGTATTGTTAAATAACCCTGATTTTTGAACTGCTGTATGGGTTGCAGAAGCTGTGAATGTATGTTGAATAGTAGTAGAGTTTGTTCCATTTGTATGTGATTTGGTTGTTGCATCTGCTCTTGCTAAACCACCTGTTGTAATTTCGGCTGTTAAATCTGTATCACTTGCTGCTGGTGATGCTGTATTAGCTGTTAATGCAATATAACCAGAACCTCTAGTTCCGGCTGATGTATTAGTATAAACTTGAGCAATCATCCAATCTCTTCCAGCGTTTGAAAGAAGATTTGGTTTGTTCTCACATAGTATTTGTTCATCTGGTCTACCAGCGTTTTTAATAACTGTTACATAACCTTTGATTAATGGTTTTTCTATCATTTGTTTATTATTACCTTTTATGGTATTTAAAGATGATTTATTTGGTGTATCTTCTCTCATTAGAATCCCGCCTTACAACTCTCGCATATACATGGAATGCTAGATATTTTTCGTTTACCTGTAAATTCAAAATCTGTTACAATACCACATAGATTACATGGTGCTATGCCTGTGACTGTGTGTTCCTTATCCTGATTATGTTGGTCCCATTCTTCAATATCATCGGTACTGAAGTCGTGAACGTAACATGTGAATGCCATTATAATATTTAAAAGGTTTTATTATATATAAGGTTTAGAGATTTCTCTTTCTACGATGTAACCATCTTTTTACTCTCTTATACATAGCCCAATTCCACACTCTTGTACCATATTTGAGTCTTATTCTATATAAATCCCTTGCTGATAAATCCAACACCTTACCGTCATAATATGGGTCCATAACATCTGTTGAATTATTATCCACATCATGTTTTAGCCCTAAACTATGCCCTATCTCATGTATCATGGTATGAATGATATTATATGTCTTTAGTTTACTATCAGGGTTTGATGCATTTTCTATTATACCTAATCTTATAGCTTCTGAAGCTTTTATTCCATTATCATCTAGGGACCATATAAAATCAAGATTGAACACAATATCTCCTTGTAATGATGTTTTTGGGAAATATGCATATGCTAGAACAGTTGGTCTATCTCTAAAAATGTTATCATCTGATGCTTTTCTGAATCTTATTTGAATATCTGCTTGTTCAAAATCTCTCCATTTTGATTTTATTTTGGTAGGTATCTCGAAATTCCAAGTTGACATCGCTAAGTTTATTGCCTTTCTCATTTTGTTTTTTGGTATGAGAGGTAATTCATCATTATATTCCATTGAATAATAAATGGTATTTTTATCCCACTTGTGTCTCCATTCAGTTTGTTCCTCTTGGAACTGTAAGCCATGTTCTGGGTCCTCTCTTACAACACATAATGTCATAAGATACTAATCCTTTTTCAGTTTGCTTACTGTGAAATCTGCCCCGAAACCTACAAGAATGCCTATTACAACTTGTGTTACTGGTTCTGTTACTAATGCTGCATCTAAAGCTGTGATAGCTCCTAATGCTGTAATAATAGCAACAACGCCACCACCAACTACTTTCTTGTAATTTAATTCGCCACTTGTATCTGATGATACGCCTCTAATTATGTTTAGGGCTGCACCGAATAGACTACCTGCTAGTATCAGGATTGGTATATCTGCCATATATGAGATATGTTGATTTTTATATTTAAACCTTTTTAGTTACGAATGAATAGAATACACATGGATCGTATAGAGAAGATATTATGGATTACCATGCTTTCGGCATTATTATGGCTTGGTATGGATTTTGCGTTTGGTGAACAACGATCTGATGTATATGAAACATTACGCTTAAACCATCAAACAACACCGGTTGTTTGTGTATTTGAGGCAAACCCTGAAATAACTGATGATTGGGAAAATATAGAAAGAGTAACCTATGAGGCTATTTATGAGTGGAAAGAGGCATTAGAGAATGAATCACATTTATTATTTTTGCCAATTTATGGTACAATAGAGTGGGAATCACACGCTAATAAATATGTAAGTGATTATCCCTTTTGTAATATTTTGATTAATTATGAGTATTATTCAGGTAGTGATTCATTAGGAACAACAAGTATTGATTTTAGTTATTCGAAACATAAATTCATGTTTATTAATATTTATCTCAATCAATTTAAACCAACTGTTGAGATAGTATTATCAGGCACAGAGGGAAGTGTAGGATATGGTAAGGAATTAGTACCTATGCCTTTAAATACTATAAGGAATGTTGTTTTACATGAATTTGGTCATGGTCTTGGATTAGGGCATTATTTTATTGGTGATGGTATAGATGGTGGAAAAACCATGTATGATTATTCAGCTATGGTTCCAACTATTGAAGCATTCGATGAAGAATTAGAATTAACGATAAGACCAAACGATATGGAAATGATAAGACAACTATATGCTGATGATGGATTTTATAAATATAATCCTAGAGTAATACCAAAGAGTTGTTTGTTTTTAAATAATACTTTGGTCCAATGTAATAGTTAAATTATAAGAGTGTTAAAGTTAATTGTGAGTCAGAAACACATTCTTGGGCGTTGGGTTGTAAACGATTCAACGAATTATAACTAATGGGCTAATAACCCATTAGTATTATTTTATACTGTTAAAAGTTCTTATGGTAATATGACATAATAGTTCTATGTCTCAACTAATTTACAAATCAAAACAAAACATCCGATGGTTGGGTCAAGCTAACAAGTATTTAGAACATAAAAAAGATGATGCATTCATAAAAGAATTTGACTTTATCAGTCTCTCTTAGGACAGAATATTAATATATGGTCTAGACAATCGCCTAGTTTTGCCCACCAACACGTATCATTAGTGGCTTCTTTAGTCATAATGGTCTCCCACACTTTTCACAATAGAGTGTTTTGAGACCTTTACCATACTCAATCAGTTCCCTTGAAGTTGATAATATTAATCCGATAGCCGCTGTGTAAATTGCTATCTCTAAAGAGGGGACTCCAGCTATCGTTGAGCCAAGATAAGGTGCTGTAAAGTAGGTTCCAGAGTTGCCTAAAACCCTCGCTATTGCCTTTTTTAACATCATTCATTATTGCTCACTATCCTTATTATTCTTTTTACTTTCTCCTATATTACTGTTTGACCATTCGGCTTTCTTCTCGGCTACTTCCCATTCATGGTTCTTGTTATCTCTATCTATTGCATTCTCTTTGTTTCTTATATCTACTTTATTCCATTGGTCAGTATTAACCCAATCTGCTGCTGTCATGTTCATCTTTCCTGTTACTGCATCTTGCCAAAGATTTATTTGAACGGGTTGTCGCCATGCGTTTAATTTGTTTTGTGTTGGGTCTGGTCCACCTTGTGCACCCTTTGATACGGTATCTTTATCCATCTCTTCTAATCCTAACATATCTTTAATACCTGATTCATCTACTAATCCAGCTTGTGCCATACCCATTAATACTTCAAACATTTCAGGTGTTACTAGGGTTAGTAGTTTTGGTTTATTAAACTTGAATTTAATCTTACATGGTACTTTTAATGCATCATCTGAATGAAATAGTATAGCCAATACTCTATCAAAGAACTGTTTTTCTACTGCATCTTCTAATATGATTCTTTCTGGTCTTATCTCTTGGTTGATATATGCATCTACTTCTTCAATATTAGCATTACCACCTAGTTTTCCTATATCACCTTCTGCTAACATAAAACCGGGTAATCCAAATGCTGTTATAATTGATTTAATTAATCCCATTCTGACGATCTCTAATCCACTAATATCTGCATTTACAGGTGTTGAAAGAACTGTTACACCTGTTTCTTCTGGGTTAGATGGTCCTGTTACTGCAATAGCCTGACCTTTTGAATCATTAATCTTATTGATAAATGATGCTAATACGTTATCCTCATTACCAGCTTCTTGTGGACTAATTGGAACACTAAAAACAGGTGGTTTGTACCATGCACTTTCGGCTGCCCTCTCATAGTCTTGATTTAATACAATGTTTAATGTATTGGCTTCATCTGATACTCTTGCTATTTTACTATCTCCATAATAATCTGAAAATAACTCATTGTTAAATCCATGCATCACATATATCATACGTTCAGATGGTATGATGTTATCCCTGATTTGACTTCTTACACCTATGATTCTCACACCAATTAACTCACCTGTGTTATCATCTAAAACGGGTCTTTCTGTAAATTCTGACCTGATTAATCTAATTTGTTCTGGTAACCGCCATTCACCATCTTCTGTTGGGTCTAATGGTGTTAATGCTAATACACACCTACCTTGTTCTAATGCTGTAAAATATGCGTTAAAAAGATTGGTTGACAAATCCAAGTTTAATGCTAGTTTGTCTACTTTGTCTTTAATTTGTTCTGCTGTCATTTCTTTATCAAAATATGGTACATAATATGTTTCTGATCTTTGCCACTCGTTTAGTTGTTCTTCTGGTACATCTTCTTCCTGTCTTGGTACAATTTCAGTTGTATATCCTTGACCTGCTGTAAATGTGGTATGTATTCTTGATGCCCTATAAACATAAGGATTAGTCATGGCACTTCTAAACTCTTTTCTTTGAATACCAGAATATGGGTCCATTGGGTGCCAAACTTGTAATCCTTGAAAATTACCCTCTTGACCATTCATTCTTCTCCATAAACTTCTATCAAAATTTCTAGCTGGTGAATTAGATGTTGATGCCACTCTAGATGAGGCTTTTTCTTGACTAGCTTTTTTTACTCTAGATTTTTTAACTGCCATTCTACCTTTATTAACCTTTCCTTACTATTAAAGTTATTTTAGTAATTTATTTAGCTCCTGTGTAACTAGACTTTCTAGAATCATTGGTCTTTTTGGTGCCGCTGCTGAAGATGCTTTTGGCATTCCATTAATATAATATGATGCTGCATCACAGGCTAGAGCTAAAGCCCAGAACCTATCATCGTGAAAACCTTGTGGGTGTCTATAAAGGATATTACCCGCATCTGACTTTACTATCTCTTGTTCTGTTACCTCTCTAAATAAATCCCTATCATGTATTATTAGTTTGTTCCTATTGAACAGACCTTTCATTAATGATATTAATTCGAACTTCTTTGGTGCTGATAATACAACAGGACGAAATATTGATTTTATATCAGGATTAATAAGTTTAGCAACAGCATCTCCAACACCGGTCCTATCATATGATATTCTATGTAATCCTTTCTCAATCTCATTAATCTTTGATACGTCATTGAATACCTTTTCATAGTCTATGTGTGACCATGTTTTTTGACCAATCTGTTCTAGTTTGTTATCGTTTAGTTTTAAAATAACTAGAGCTGAATTATCTACCCTTTGTGCTAGGTCCAATCCACCAAACTTTGGTGTTTTCATTGTTGTAACCTCGATAGTCTTTGCTTTAGTTTAGCTTTTCTACTTGGAAATGGGTCAAATGGGTCAATACCCAGCTTACGAAGTCTACGTCTTACTTGTCGTTCAGGATCATCCATATGTAGATGGTGTGTCAATAATGGGTCTTTTTTATAATATTTATACAGTCCTGATTCTTTTGGAATAATTCTGAATCTTTGTCTTTGTTTTAGTGGTTCATGTTTTGGGTTTATGAATTGTCCTGCTGAAGCATCTATTATTGTTTTATCAGGTAATTCCAACCATGCGTGACCAACTTCTTTCTTTTTAGATTTTAGATTTAATCTATTTAAACTATGTTCTGCACCCGGTCCTGTATATATACCCCCAACACCTTTAATTTTTTCAATACCACCTATATTACCATCTTCGACTATATTTTCCCAATCTTCTAAACAATGTTCTGATGATGCACCACACGTTACTTCTTGTTTGTGTGGTAATTCAGTAGGGTCTATTCTATCTAATATTTTTTTACGTGTTTCTTCTTTATTAAAACCTTTTTGAATTGTATCTGCCATTGTGTCTGAATGAGAACCTTTCAAAGCTTCTTCATAGTTTTGAGGACCTCTTCTATTCACCATTCCTTTATATGCCACTTTCTGTAGTCTTTGCTTTAGTTTAGAATGTCTGCTTCGTATTCTATCTCGTATTGAATCATGCCCTGATGATGAAGCTGGGTCGCTATAATCAAATATATCTTCAACACCAGTAAAATTATCTTTCCCATATTCAAAAACAATATCATGTTTGTCTATATTAGAATCTTTTAAAAATTTACCTATTGTTTTTCTTTGTGCATCGGTTGGGTCTGTTTCTGTGTGTATTGCAGGTGCAAACGAGTCAAAACGTGTCCGTATCATTCCTGTGTCTTCCATCCATTTGTTATAAATATCACCTTCATACAGTTTTTTGCCTTTTGGCATATATGTATTAATTAACTTTTTATCACCATGTTTTGTTATAATATCTTTTAAAAAAGGTTCATGTTCTGGATATGCTTCGTAATAATCACCTGCTTCACTAACAAATCCTGCTCTATAATCCATACCACCTTTTATTATTGGTCTAGTTGTATTTTTTGTTAATATTTCATTCCAGTTTGGTGATACTGCTGCCAATCTTTGCTTTAATTCGTTTACTCTACCCATACTTTATATACTTTGCTATATTATTTAAAGAATCAAACTAATGAAATTTAGCCCCACATCCTAAGCATTCTGAATATCCTTTTGAATGACCATCGTTTTTACCCCAATGCCATTTATAACCTTTTGTGCTCTTGCATTTAGTACAAGCATCTCTATATTCGGTCATGCTAATGATAAATCCGCCCACTGCATACAAAAAATAAGCCTTTCTTCTTGATCTTCATCCATATCTTCTGCCTCTCCGGCTTCAGCAAAACAATGATGGAATGTCTCATGGTTTATGGTTTTATATATATCCTCTATGGTTTCATGCATACCAAGATAGATTAATGCTCTCTTTGTTTCACCATAGTAAATACCTCTATTATCATCTTTACGACATCTAAAGTCTATTTTTAGTTCAGGCATAATAATACTATCACTTTCTAATCTATAAAACTTTATGACGTAATTTAGATATAATAGCTAGAGTGATACCAATAATTGGTATTAATTCAAGTAGGTCTATACCATATATGAGAAAATCTAAAATGATATTTTTGCCAAATATTAGGGTATGGTCATGGTCCCCAAAAAAGCATTCGGCTGCGGTAATAGTATGTGGTATTTGTGCATATAGTATTATGGCTGATACTATGAGGCTTTTAGCCATATGCCTCTCATACCAATCTAAAAATCTAGTGATGAATATCAAATTCTAATGAACCATCTTCTAATAGTATATTTACGAATTAATGCTATTGTTGTATATATAGCTGAAATTTGCAACATGGTCAATATTTCTTGGTTTTCTATGCCTGTTGTGAATAGTGGTAAAACGAAATAGTTTACAGGCAGATATATTAAAAACCCTATAATAATGTCGATAGTTGATTCAGCAAGAGATTTTAATCGTGTTTGCTTTATCACATTATTACAAGTTATCATAATAATTTATATCTTTCTCTTCAAATATAATCTCATCTTCCTTGAATGCACTACTTAACGATGTTGTAAACTTGCCACAATATTCCTGTTCAAAGTCAATCTTTGGGTTTTCCTTTTCTTTTTTAATGAACACTTCATCTAATAACTTACCTAATGATACTGTGTATGGTTGGTCCAATTTATGATATTCTGAATTAGCATCATAGTTGGTCCAAAAGAACCCACGTTTGCCATTAGGTGTGCTTTCCATGATAAAATCAGCATCGCTAATATTTGCTACGTTTGGGTGTAAGGCATTATATACTTTGGTATCATCAATGAGATTGATAAAGGCACATTCTGACATGAACACACATTTGACGTTTTCCTCACCTCTTACTGATTCGTTAGCCGGGTATGCCTGAACATATGTGTTATTCACAATGCATGATTTACTATCTTCCTTTGTTATAATATCAGAATATTCATGGAATACCCCATCTAAATCGGTAAAACCTTTAAGAAATAATGACTTGAACCTTTGAATAAATCTATTAGCCACCTCTTGCTTGTTACCAGCTACTATCATTACCCGGTGCCCAGAATATCTACCTGATACGCAATTATACGCTATAATACGTAATGCTGTTTCGGTTGCACCTATCTTTCTAGACTTGTTTAGTATGAGTTTATGATGTTTTTGCCATGCTTTAAAATAATCAATTTGGTAGTCAAATATAGGCGTTTTCTTACCTGTTCCCGGATGTATAGGCAACCCTAACATCTCATTAAATTCTTCAAAATCCTTTGGTATCTTTATGTTTTTTGTTTCTATTTCCAAATCGATTAATTGTGCTTTTTGCACACCTGTTCTATTGAGGTTTTGCCACTTTTTCGCTAAGATGCTGTCCATATGTTTCCTCTATATATTTCTCGATAGTAATATCTAATGTTGGTGTGGTTTCTATACTTGCTTTTTGTTGTAGTATATCTGATAGTGTTTTTAATATTGTGGTCCTCATGGCTTCATATCTTGCTATATCATGGCTCTCACCATTAATATCATCTTCTAGAACTGACTCTATATCATTTAATTGGTTAGTTAGTTTATCTATAATTTCATCTAGTCTTGCTATTACTTTGTTCTTTACTGAATGTTGTTTAATAACAAAATCCCTATTTGTTTCATCTAATTCTGCCTCTTGGAACTCTCTAAAGTATTTCTCTACTGTGTGTGGATTAAACCCTAATACAACTGCTGCGTAGGTTGCTGAATGATATTTGAAGTATTCTTCCTCACATTTCTTTCTTATTTCAACCTGTTTAGATTTAGATGGTCTGCCTCTTTTTCCGCTATTTTTCGCTATTTTATTAGGCATGGTAATATTAGCGTATTATACTTTATAAGGATTTTAATCGCTACAAGTAATTTCTGAACCACAATTAGGACATCTAAGGTGGCACTCTTGAAGCTTGTCCATTTCCTCACCACATACCAAACATACCAATTCATCATTTCTAATCATTTCTTTTTCAACCAATCCCATTCAGGTCTTTCCTCATAATCATCATCAACCCATACCCATTTACCTCTATTGTTTAGTTTGACAGGCTTTTTTGGTTTCTTTTTGCTAGTTATCCGGTCCATAATTGAAATTTGATTAGCCAACATGTATATCAGTCTGGTATATTCTGACTTACCTTTTGGTGTTGATGTATCTACTGTTAGTATTTTCTTTTCTATTTCTATTATAAACTTACGTTGTGAAGCCTCATCTGGTAACACAAATTTTTCTTTTCTAAACCAATCTCTTAATCCCATCTACCATCACCTTTCTTTGACTTTTTCTTCTTTGCTGTATAATACCCTATTGTGAGACCACCTATGAAATAACCAAAACATACTAATGCAAATACTAAATCAAGTTCCATCTTTATCACCACAACATTTACGATACTTTTGACAATTTGGGAACATTCTTTGCACTCTTACTACTATCTCTTTGTTCGAACTCATTTTTTATCAGCCTGTTCGTTTAGTTTATCTTCTAACTGACTACATCTTATAATAAGTTCAAAAGCATATCTACATAGTTCATTATGTGATAGTTTTCCTAATGGTATTTTGCCTTTTTTTGGGTGTAAAACCATAAAATCTTTGTATTGTGCCATACTAATCACTATCGTTTTTTTGTTCTTCTCTATTTATATCAATGTCTAATTGACAATGGGTACATAAGTTATTATCGTTTAAATGCTCTACATCATCACTACATAATTCACAGATATTATGAATTTCTGCATCATATGATTCTTTATTCACATCATGCGACATTTTTTACTTCCCTCTCTCTTTGTCTTTTTGGTATCTGGTAGCCTATATATCTACAATGTGAACAACAATATTTCTTTTTTCCATTATATTGTGTTTTTGGAAATGGTCTAGCACAAACAACACATCTCCTAAAACCATGTGTACCCTCATAATCTTTTTTACCAAACATTTGTTCCATTTCCCATTCTCTTAGAGTTTCAGCCAAGTTTGATAACCTCATGTAATTCATCAATATAATCCTTTTTGTCACGTATGAATACTTCTCTTGTTCCATCTTCACAGGTCATTAGTATGACAATCTGGTCTATTTTTTGACCGGTTATTTCTTCCCACATAATTGCATATGCAGTAGTTTGTAGGAAATACTTTTTTACCCATTCTTCAGGTTTTTGCTTACGTGATGTTTTAAAGTCTATAATAGACAATGTACCATCATACTCACCAACACAATCTACTGTTCCTGCCAAGCCTAATTCTTTACTACACAGAAATTTCTCCAAAAAGCGAATATTGTTTATTGGTTTTAACAATGGTTTGATATTACTGAAATGTGCTTTGGCAAATATGTTCTTTTCATCACTCTTTTTGTTGTCCAAGTGTCTTTCAACTATTTCATGTAGTTTTGTTCCTAGATTTGCTGATGTAAATGCTACATGGTTTGCTACATCTTCACCTACTTTATCTTTCCAAGCTTGTAAACCTGCTTCATCTATCTTGCCAACTACCGATGTTACACTTCTATATATTTGACCATCATCATCAACATAATGTCGAACCTTTTTTCCTGTTTCCTCGTTTAATATCATCTTGCGTTTTAGGTTTGGAAAGTCATAGCTGACTTGTTGGTGTGTAAATTTCATTTTTGATACACCTTTCTTTCTAAATCAGATAAATGAGCAAGTGCCATTCTGATAAATGTTGTTGCATCTTTTAGTTGCTCTTCTTCAGATAAACCATATCCCCAATGGTCCTGTAATGTTAGTCTAGCCATCTCTAAATCCCAAGATAGAGAACGAATGTCATGTTTTGATAATTTCAATCCTCATCATCTCCTTTCTCAAGATTATTCAAAAACCACTGGTTTTCGCTTAAAAAATAATCACCGGTGAATCTTTGTTCTTCTCGGTTTTGTTGATTTCTCATATAATACATTGGTAATACTTTGATATAAATCATTCCCTACTTTTCACCTTAGTTTTTGTTGGTTTCCCACAATGTAGGCATCTTTTCACTTCAGGTCCCCACTTAATTCCACAACACTTTGTCATTAAATAAACTCTCCAATAATTGTAGTGTTTCTTTACCCTCTTTCGTTATTTTATATAGATTATAACCTGTGTATTGTTCAACAGAAATATGTGTTTTTCTTATAAACTTGTTTTTTAATAAATTGTTAAGAGGGTACTGCACATCATTATATCTCTTCTTCATACCTAACCCAACTAAAAACATACCTAGTGATGTGAATGAAGAGCCATCTGGTCGTTCTGCTAAATATTGCAATATTTCAAAACCACCACCTTTTCCACATAAAAATCTTAAACCGGGTTTATTCACACATTATAAGAGTGTTATACCTATATTATTCTTTCGTTTCTGGTTCTAATGATTCAACATATGCCTTTGCCATAACACCAATTTTATTAATAGTTGCTAAATCATCAGATTTCTGCCTTTCTTTCCCCGCAAAAGCTATTTCATACCAACTTAATATGGTCTTATAGTCTTTCTCGGTTAAATCAACTTCTACCATGTTTTATTATATTGAGTTCTGATATTAAAGCGTTGTAAATATGTGCCTGTTGTACTGCCATATTCATTAAATCTTCTATTCTATCATAAACCGGTTCACCTGATTTCTCAAGTTTTTCCCTATGAACACCTAATGTTTCTGTTATTCTAACCCAATACTGTTCATTTCTGTCAGTTTCATTGATTAAATCCTGTAATTCATCAAACATCTTTATCAAAACACACCTCATAATATGTTCCATTTTGTGCTAAAGCCGGGTAACACCCATCTAATGGTTGTCTATCAACATGATCGGTTCTTGTTGAACTTGTTGGTATTGTAAATTTTGTGTCTTGTGTGCCACCTAAGTTTGGAAATATAAAAAATCCTAGTAAACACATGAATAGAATAATAGGTATTACAAAGATTATATTCATACTCTATCTCCAACTTTATTGGTATTTACTGCCTCTTCCAACACAGTTCGTGCTTTCATTAATTCTATGTTTATATCTTCTTTTATCTCTTCAATCTCTTCTGCTGTTAAACTTGGGTACATTGACTGCCAAACTGTTTCTATTACACTATTATACATTAAAAGAAAATCATCATTCAAATCATCTAAATCTATACCAACTACTGAATGTGCCATTGTAAATGCTGAATACCATGATACAAATCCCTCTTTAGCTGTTAAAACCATTTTTTACCATTCTCCTTGCTTCTATTATTCTATCCATAGCCAATTTGGATAATTCTGTAATTCCTAGTTCTCTTTTTGTATCTGTTACTCTTATTGCTATATTATGATTATACGCTGTTGTATTGTCGTTTATCTCTATTTCAACTTGGTTTGGTAACTCTTGGTGTTCGTCTGCCATTACACCAACCCCATTGGTATGTTATTAAATTGCTCTATCTTCTTTAATGCTCTTACTGTCATTTTCACATCTTTGATACAATGGTCCATTATATAATGCATTGATTTATTCCATAATGGACTATCCTTGAACCATATTCTTTGCCAATGTGCATAATCAACATGAGTCTTTTGGTCCTTTGTGTTTGTGTAAATTGCTAGGTTCTTTAGTGTGTTTCTTGGTGCCTTTATTGAATTTTTCATCATACGCCACGTATCACCAAATCTTAGTTGACCATATTCAGGTATATGTTGTTCTTGATTTGTTAGTAAAAGCCTTGATCTAATATATGGAATATCAAACTTTGAGCTATAATGCCCTACTAATTGGTCACACCTTGACATATTTTCACCTAATCCCTCTAATAATCTCATATCAAAATCAAATGAATCATTCTTTACTGCTAACGCTATGTCTTTCTTTTGTATATTATCTGCGATTAGTGTTTCCTTGCCTGTTACAATATCTCTTATAATTAAAACATATCCAATAATGAAATTCTTATATGGATTAAAATCAGATGTTTCAATATCTATAATGCCTTGATTTCGTATTCCTTTCTCAAGATAACGATATTGTATGTTTGAAAATGCTTTATGTTTGACATCAGTAAATAATTGGTCTACCTCAAAATCATGTAATTTCTGATGTAAATTAAATCGTAGTTTTATCTTATCCAAAGTTAAGAGTCTTTTGTAATTACCAAATTGGTTTGGTTTTACCATATCTTTTAATATATTAACAATAATATAAATTAATCTAAATGACTTCTATCCCTTCTTTATGAGCCATATCATGTTTAAATGGTCTAACAGGGTTATATGGTTCAACGAAATACTTGACTGTTTGATTATCCGGGTTACTACTTGGGTCACATCTAACTACTTCGAATAGTTTGTTTTTTATTGTAATTTGCTGTCCTTTTGTGGGTCTTGACCATTCGTCAAGAATAATGGAAAATAATAATGCATCTGCAAGATTACCACCGTCACCGGCTAACCAAAACTCGTAATTCAATATTCTGCACCTCTTGCCTTGAATCGTGGTCTTTGCCATTTAGATGTGAAAAATCTCAACCATACTGCTTCGGCTTGATCCGCTGTGCTAGTGTCACCTGATTCGAATTTATAGAAATATGCCACACATAATTGGTTTGCTATATCTAATAATACGTTAAATTCAGCAGTTGATGAAAAATCTGATGATGTAACAGGTATTGATATATTCCTAACATCTGTTAGATATGAATTAATATAGGTATCAGCCATTTCACCATAATGCTGTATCTTATCATCATTTGATGTTCCTGTTTGCCCTAGTATCTCCTTTACTTTCGTAAATTGGAAGTATGCCATATATTATCTACTCACTTCTAGCATTTAAATATTATAATAGAAGCGTAAGGCTGTTCTTGGTTTGAAGTGTATAGATAGACCTCTTATATCCTTTTTACCTTGCATCCACTCTAAAATACCCTCATCTTTTGGAAAACCACTTGTTTTTATCTGTATGAACCATAGATACCCATGCCTATCGAAACACATACCGTCCCAATGGTTCCAATAATCTGTTGATAAATATTTGTGGAATTTAGTTGCATATACTAGGTCCTTATGCCTACAATGTGTTCTTAGTAATACCTGTTTGAACCCATGCTTGTGCAACCATTCTATTGCTTTTGCATTTGATTCTCTAAAGGTTTCTCTATTTTTCTTTTTTCCTTTACTTTTTCTAGTTCTTCTTTGCATTTTATTATCTCCTCTTGGCATATCTGTTTTTGATTTATAAATACGGTTTCAGGTATTTCACGCCTTCTATGTTTTCTTGTTAATCTTCTTAATGTTTTTTCATTATCTTCAATACACACTTCAAATGCTGCTATTTCAGTAATAATTTTATCACATTCAGGGCATTCCAAATCATCAAACATGAAAAATGTTCTACAATAGGTACATTGTCTTTTTATTGGGTAAATCAACCTACAACTACCACACCATTGGCTTATGGTACCATCATGTCTTAATAGATTTAAATGACCATGACATTTTTTACATCGTTTAATAAAAAAAGGTTTGAGTCGATAGTCTCGTCTTGCAACTATCTCTTCAAGTTCAACCATTACATTTAAACTTAGCTGAATGGCTATATTTAAATATAGTGGTTAATTGATTACACGTTTTGTGAAGTAATTTCTCCTTATGAGTGGTTGTTCCTCACATCTAATGCACAGTTTTATATCCGTTCTTATAAGGCATACTTCCTTACATTTAGGACATTCCATTGTGATCATTAAATCACTTGTACCACGTCCATCACAATCGGTACATTGTTTCTTTTTTACTGTATTTGTTTCTGGGTCTCTAAAGAGAATTATCTCTCCCTCACCATGACATTCCTTGCATCTCTCTGGTTCCATCCAACCTTTTCCCTCATATTTCTCTAATGCTCCCCAACCTTTTGTAAGACCGGGTTCTCTAGCACATGAGCAATATTTGTCATATGTAGGTTGGTCCTTTAGTTCAGGTTTCACAATATGCCAACATGTTCCTTCGTGATGCTCTTCAGGTGGGTGTGAACAAGTACCGTTTGTTTCTTCACTATGTGTACCTTTATAGACACACTTGTCTTTTTTTTCTTCGTTCATTATAAACTTCTTACCATCGCAACTACTTTTATGAATTTTCAAGTTAGTTTGTGTTGCAAACATACCATTACATTTATTACATTTTTGCCAACTCATATTTCTTCACACCAACATCTTCTTATTTCAGCCTTTCCATCTACCTTTACACGATACATCTTCTTTTTGCATCTTGGACATTTTATTGACATTTTAATAGCTACTATGGTCATATACATTCCTCATCAAAACAATGCTCATCACAATATGGCTCGTTCATTTCTACTTCTTGACCACACTCATTCATGTGTTCACCAACATGACTACTTGAATTATCTCTTTGTTTGTTGCCAATGTAATATGCTTCTTGACCACTATCAACATAGTGTGTGCAATATCTACTCATATACATTCCTCACAAAAATATGCTTCTTCTATTCCGTCTGACAATCTTTTTTGGTATTGTTTAAACCAACTTCGCTTTGTAAATTTATGACATCTATCACATGGGTGAATTGTATCTTCATTAGTGTCATGTGGATCATAACTTACTTTCATGCCTTTACCTCTTCTAGTTTTCTTCTAGACTCATGTATAAGATTAGCAATACCCGGTGGTAATGTTCCTAATGATAAATCTCGCTGTATGCGTGAGGCATAGATGTGTTTACAGGCTTGATTTTTTTCCAAGTTCATTTCCTTATCAGGACAATTACAGGCATCTTTTTCAGGTTTAATACCAGATAAGGAATATAGAATAACTCTATATTCATTACCATTACTACCCTCAACTCTAAAATAAAGTGGATTATCTAAGAATTGGTGTGCTTTGTTTTCTAGAACGAGTTGCATAGCTTTTTCCAATCTTGGTTGTGATTTATTACCATTGTATTTCATACATATTATTACGCATAATTGGAATATAAGTAATTCCCTACTTTTCACCTTAGTAAAAGGGTTAGAGTTTGTTGACACGATAGCTCCCATCTTCATTCATTAATATTCTTGATTTTGCAATCATGTTATCCAAGTATTGTTTTGCTTGATGTATACTTTTAAAGAATTTGTATTCTTTTAGTTTCATTAATAATTCATCTTGCCTGAAATGTTTGTTTTCATTAGATATGATGTTAACAGCACCCCAGAATGCCTCTTCTTTATTAGCAGCCGGGCTTCTTAGGTCCATTTGGTATTTACCCTCATCAGTTTTTATACCAAAACTATGTAATGATTCTTCATAAAGTCTAATGGCTTCATGCATATCGTCAATACCAACTGAATCTCTCAAATGAAGTTTTGCGTGTGCTGTTGACAACCTGATAAGACCCTCTAACTGTCGTTCCTCTAATGGTATGGTTTCTGGGTTGTTTCTTTCTATAAAATCAGCAGTTCTTGTATAAAATTCTTCAAGATGCTTTGCTGCTGATTCGGTTAGTTTTGGTTCTAAGGTACAACAAAATGCCAAATATCGCTTTAATTCATCATGTGTTAGGAATGTTTCTTGACTATTTGTGGCTTGATTAATGATATGATGAGCTACGGTTGCTCTTTGCATACTACTTTGGTTGATGATAGCCCAAATCAAGTCAAATCTTGACAAAAGAAATGACTCTAGATTGATATTTTGTTCCAAGCCTAAATCCTCTTTCCATTTACCAAGTCGTGGGTTAGCGGCTGCCAATATTCTAGCATTTGATGATACTGTCATGTCAACACCAGCTTTATGTAGTGATATGGTTCTTTGTTCCATGCTTTCTAGTAATGCTGCTCTATCGTCTTTTCTCATCTTATCTAATTCATCTATTAGAACAAACTTGTATAATGTTAATGGTCCTGTTTGAACTACACTATTACCTGTTGATAATTTAACCATTCCTGCTGCCAAACCTGCACCACTTGATAGTTTACCGTTTACATATGATGATTTGGTCAATGCCCCTACTTCTTTCAATATCTCACTTTTACCACGACCGGGGTTACCTATTAAAAGCATATGAACATCTTTTCGTCTTAAATTACCACCACCCGCTATAAACAACAAACATGATTTTTTAATATCATCATAACCATAAATGTTTGGTGCAAATGATTTAACTAACTCATCAAAGAAATTCACATTTCTATTTATCTCTTGTTGTATTTTTTGTAATTCTTGGGTACTAGACATTTGGTCAATATCTTCATCGGCATACTCAAACTTCTCGACTTCAATAATAATTTCATTCTCCATCTTACCTTTTACTTTAACTGATCTAAACTTGCCTAACACTAAAATCTTTCTTGATGATATGTAGACTAATCTAGCCAAGTCACCATGAACACGGGCTGTTTTTTTGGCGGGTGTGTTATTACTAACATCTTCAGCTAACTCTTGTAATAATATTGTTCTAATATCTTGTGTTTGCCTTGAATCCTCAATAGGTACCATTTCCAAATGGCATTTCTTACAATGTGGTGTTCTTGGGTTTTCAAAACCATTTGATGTTGCAAGAAATGTATCATGGCATGATGGACATTCATGGTTTAGTTTTAAAGTTATTGTTCTATGTTCGTCCATAGCTGATATGAAGCATGAGAATAACACATTCTTGCCTTCGTCTTTTGCACTAATATCTTTCATTGGTTTTTTCTCTAAAATTTCTGATTCTTGAACTTGTGGTGTTCCAATCTTTCTCATGTATTTTTTTAATGCTGATTCAAAGGTATTCTTTAATTCCCTTTCATTCATTGGTGGTTTTAATGTTTTATTCCATCTCTCCATTTCTGACCAAGCTGTTTCTGCATTCATCTTTACATTCTCAAGTAGATTTATTGCGTATTTGAATGCACTATTATTTCGTTCTCCTGAACCTAAGCCACCTTTTGCTATTTCATCAAATCTTTTAAGCCCACCATACTCGGTATTAAAACCCCATTTTTTAAGATGGTTAAGAAAGTTTGAAATATCCATTTCTAATACTTTAGTCGTGGTACTAATTATTTCATAGGGTTTACCATTTGGGTGTATGCTTCCGGGACCTAAAACATAACTACCGGTTGATTGAATATCTATATGTTGACCTTTATCATTTGTTAATGGCATCTTAGGTGGATAATTACCATCTTTTGGTTTGGTATAGACATGATACCCACCTGAACCAGTCTTTACAACAAGTGTTTCATTCTTTAATTTCTCCCAACCTTGAAAAATCTCTGGTGATAATTCAGGACTATCAATATCTATAACGACACATTGAGATATTTCACCACATATTACTGCATAGTTGGTGGTCTTTACATCACCATCATATTTTTTGTTTTTAAATTCAGACCATGATATTAATGGTATTTTTGATTTTTCTCTTATTGGTATAAGGTTGAATATATCTCTAGATAATATCTTGTGTCAACCTCTTTCTTGCAATTTCTAAATATTCTTGGCTTATTTCTATACCTATATAATTACGTTCTAACATTTTTGCCATTTTACAAGTAGTACCACTACCACAAAATGGATCAAGAACCACATCACCTCTATTTGACCAAGTGTAAATATGGTCTTGGGCAAGTTTTTCAGGAAACATGGCTGGGTGTTCATAAGCAAATTTATCCTTTGTTGTGTGCATATAACCCACACCGATTTTCCATATATTTCTTCTATAACTATATTCTGGTGTTTCTCTTTTTTCTCTACTTGTCATTTCACCGTTTCGTTCTCTTACATGTGGTGTTGTCTTATGACCTACGTTTTTGTTTTTTACATCGTAAATCTTATTTACGGTTTTTGGTCTTCCTTTACTTAAAACAAACATATATTCAAAAGATTGAAAATACCTAGTTGGATCAGGAAGTGAACTACCTGATTTTTCATAAATCATAGTATCATGCACATTAAAACCAATTTCTTTGAAATACAAAGCTTGTTTAAATGATGATAGTGATTCGGATCCTTTTATTACAGAATCACCCACAACCCATACCACAACACCACCTTTTTTTGTCACTCTAAATAATTGATCAGCAACACCTTCAAAGTTAAAAGAAAAGCCTTTGTAATCACGCAACTGGTCGTATGGTGGGCTAGTCACAGTTAAATCAATACTTTCTAAATCCATATTAGCCATAACATCAAGACAATCACCGTTTATCAAATCATTCATCTAGTTTCAACCTCTTGTTTTGCACTTCTGTATATTCTATCAAGTTTAGTCATAGTATCAACCAATCTTGTTAATGGCAAACCATGAAAATATAATTTCCATTCTTCAATATCATCTGCCATTGTTGGTAAGTCTATTGGTGTTAGAATGTTATTATTCAGTTTATGTGTGTCAATCATATATTGAACCGCCTGAACAATAAACTCGGATTTAGATGTTGTACCACGATATTTATCCATTTTGTTGATAGTTTTTGTAGCATCTGGTGTCAAGTATATATTCATACGATTCATAGCATAGTTATGCGTTTTCCTATTATAAAGCTAACTATTGTGTGTATAGTGTGTATAATGTGTGTATAGTGTGTATAAGTTTTTGTTTAGCTAAGTTTCAATATCAGTAACTTTCCAACCTAATGCTTCCAAACCCTCTTTCTGTATTTCATCTTTTAATATTCTCTTATCAGATGATTGGTGTATTGGACCATTAAGCCTAAAAACCTCTTTTTTGGTTAAATCTGCTATATCAACAATAGCTATTCGTTCTTCATCATCATACTTGTATTTTATCTCATATTCCATCATTAAACGAGAATTAGCTCTAACTACTCTTAGTTGTTTGTATAATTCGACTTGTTCATCTCTATATTGATTATTTCTATTTTCATTCATAAAATGAGTAGACCATTTTTTACTCATCTAATAACAAATCCTTTTCAATCAAACTTTGAGAATCTGTTGTTACTGCATCAATCTTCTTTTTTTTCTTAATATTTTCTGTGTTTGAAACACCCTCTTCATTTAGATAAAATGCAAAGTCACCCTGTGGGTCTTTTGGTGATTTTATCCTTGCTAATACCCTATTATTCTTTAATCCTTTTCTAATCGCAAAAATATACTTGACAGAATGACCTAATACATGACCACCTACTGCTTTCTCTTTTGCACCAAATGGGTCAGGATTAGACATAACTTGATTTGTTAAAATAACACAACAATTACCATATACTGATAAGTTTCGTAGTTTGATAAGGATTTGCTCTAACACATCTTGGCGTTCTGCCAATTCTCCCCTACCATGATAGAGCATACGAAACAATCCTACCAAACCGTCAATAATAATGACTTTAACTTCTTGTTCTGTCACATATTCCAAACCTTTAGTATTTATCAAATTAAGTAAATCTTCAGAATCAGTTATCATGTTGTAGAATATAGAATCAGGGTTATATGTTACATCACGACTTTCGCATATTTGTTCAAGTCTTTTTTCATCAAATGTACCCTCACAATCAATGAACCAAACACCATGTTCTTTTCTAATAACTTCTGATGCTATTGATAGTGATAGTTGTGTTTTACCAGCTCCTTCTGCACCATATATCTCATATAATGCTTGTGTTTCAAAACCACCACTTGTGGCTTGGTCTATTTCATCAACATTTAGAGTATATTTTATTTGTTGTTTTTTTAATTCTCGTAATGTATTTAATGAGTCTATTTGTATTGGTGTACCATTATCGGATAAAATCTCTCTAACTTGGTTTATCATTTTCATTGTTGTGGCGGGTGTAATATCTGTAATACGTGATATTTCTCTTGCACCTCTAATTACAAAATCAAGTGGGCTGTTTATACCATTAGTTTTTAATCTCTTTGCTTTTGTTGGACCAATACCGGGCAAATCTTCTAACTTAAATTCATTCATAAAAAATATAGGGGTATTAGGTATATTAACCTAACTATTCACAGTTTTCTAGTAGTTTTAAAAACATACCTATTGTTGGTGGGTTGTCTAAACCATGTTTTTCTAAGATTTTTGTCACAATACTGTATTTTGCCAAAAGAATGTTTGTTTCTTGTTTTACACTTTTTGTTATTACAGAAAGTTCTTCATCTGTTAAACCAAGTTTTGCAACATCAACACCTGTATCTATTGTTTTTTGTGTAGTTGTTTGTGTAGTTGGCTGTTGTTGATTCTGTGACTCTTTCCACCTTATGATAGCTTGTTCACGTTCTGTGGCTGTCTTTTTTTGGTCAAGTGTTGTTTCTGAACTATTCATTATTTCTTGACAATCAACCCTCTTCCAATATTTTGTGTCTTTTTTTAGAATTTCTTGAACACTCATTACTCTATTTATGGTCATTTCACATATAAATCTACTTATCTTCTAACTCTACAACGTCTTTTACTATTTCAGAGTTCTCATCTTCTTTTTCTTTTAAAGCTTGTTGATACATCTGAATTTGTTGTTTTTGTTGTGCATTCTCTTGTTTTAGTGCTATAATATAGTCAACTATATCAATTATAGTAGGCATGATATATACTTATTGTAACCCTATAAAAACCTAACTATGTATAATATGGTATCTTAATCCAACCGGCTGCTGTTTTTGCAAAAACATAACCGTCAGAAGTACCAGATAGACCTGTTTGACTATAACTACCAAATCTAATGTATGTGCTATTTAATTGTAAGTCACCACCCTCAATATTTAATGGTACATTTTTGGTATACATACCGCCTGTTTGGAATTGTATAACTTCTGTTGAATTTACAAATATTGATTCTGTTCCATCAAATTTAATATCACCACATTCTACTATCTCATTATTTTTCATATTTAATTCGGCATTTGTACCATCTATTTCTATATTATTAAATCTACCATTGAAGATATATCCATAATGCCAATATGTTCCACTATCACCTAAATCACAATTACCTGTTACTTTTATATCAGAATCTACCTTACCATTAAATGTTATATCATCTGATGATGAATTACCTAATCTTACATCACCATTAAATTCGGCTAAAGTGTTAAATGTTGCAGTTCCTTGAGAATAGAGGGTTGATGTTGCGTTTAAATGAGCCATAGTTAACATACCACTATTTGAAAGTGTCATTTTTGCTGTACCTGTTTCTTGCCATGTCCAACGTGTTCCTGATGCTTCTTGATATGGCATTGTGAATGTCATACCTCTTGCATTGTTACCAAATGATATAGTTGGATAATTTGTTGTTGTTGCCCCTTCTGTTATTAAATGAATTTCATCAGCATAAACACCATCAAATGTTTTAGTTGGTCCACCAAGCTTGTATGTACTTGTTGTAGCCGGTACCAAATCTTCAGCAATAGCAGATGGATCAAATGAACCACCACCACTTCCACTTGATACTAATACCCATTTACCACTAGATGTACCTATATTTGTGTTATCCCATAATAGTATTGCAAATCCACCACCTGTGTTTGCGGTAGAATCGTATTTATTTAATGTTAAATCAGAACCACCGGGCATGAATATGTTTCCTGTGTTATGCTTTAATGTTATGTTTGCATCACCAGCTTGTAATAACAAGAATTGACCAGAAAAATCTGCACCTTGATCACCACTTGCGTTACCTGACAAATCAACATTCTTTGAAATTATATAAACCAAATCATCTGCACTACCACCCTCTCCATTCACGATAACATATGAAGTTGGTGTTTCGTAATATGTGGCAACTGTTAGTTTTCCACTACTTATGGCTTTTTCAATATTATTAAATGCAATAGGACCAGTAAAATTACCACCTTGAAGAGGATTACCCACACCAAACTCTACATTTAAGTTACCACCTGTTATAGAAAAACCAGATGGGTTATTAACTGTGGTATTTCCATATTGGTTATTTCCTGTACCAGATGCTTCTTGCCTTCGTGCTGCAAAGAATCTCTTTCTATCTTGTTTTTGTTGTTTTAATATATCTGCTGTGTTTTTTCTAACTGCTGCCTTACTCAAATCTTCTCACCCCTAATATCTTTCTCAAGAATCCACCCTTACCATCAACAGGCTTTGTTATACTATACTCTATACGTTTGGCTACTAATTTAATATAATTAGTTGTTGTTGATGAACAAGAAACATCTGCATTTGAATCGTTTAGACAACCCGTTCTTAATCCATCTGATATTAATCTTGGATGTTTGAACTTGAAAAAGTCACCCATCTCTATATCGAACAATCCTGTTGTGTTTATCTCATATTCTACATGTCTAAAATTTCGTTTCTGTTTTTCTGCATCAACCATACCTTTCAATGAAAAATAATCAAAAACCTCTGGTCTTTCTAGAAATTCAGATTCAATATCCTTTACTGTGTTATTACCTGATGTTGCTAATAGAGGTTTTGTAAAATGAAAACCATCAATATACATATCTAATTTTCTATATTGAAACCCACCTAGAGGTATACCATTTACCGTAACTAGCCTATTTACCCACCAATTACCTGTGTCTGCACTATCACAATATCTACCTTCACTATCATAACTTGTTGCTGTTTGAAATATAATCTGTTTAATATTACGCCATTCAATCTGGTTATTCATTTGTATCTCTTTTGGTGGTATAATAGTATCAACAACAGTTTCTTTTGGTTCTCTTGCCCTATATGTTTGGAACCCATTTATTGGTAGTTTATATGGTAACCATTGTTTTTGAAAGGGCACAGTAAAATCTTGTTTGACCATATTGTCAGACGTATCAACCAAAATAACCGATATTGGTATGTTTGGCTCTGTTGTGGATTGGTATGAATCACCTACACCTACTTTAGCTTGATAGTCTAATTTAAACCAAAAGTCAATGCTAGATATTTGACCATACTCTTCAACACCCCTGTCAGTACCAGTATTAAATCCTCTATAACCCAAACGTGTTAAATGCATATTTTCAATATCCAATGTAGCTGGTTCACATACTGCATCTCTTCCTGTTTTAGCACCACCGAACCATGTTCCAACATTAGTTGTGCCATTTTGTTTTAAATGTGGAAATGGGAAGTTAAAGTTTAACCAACCACCTGCCATGTGTTTTTGCCTAGAGTCCAAAATAACACCAGACACACCCGCAAAATCAACTTCCCATTCATATGAAACTTTTAATGCTGAATTATAATTTGTGTCGTCTGAATCAGTTGGTTGGTATATACCCTCTACTTCTGTTATTGCATCAAATGGGTGCCAATAATCACAATCTTTTAGTGCATTAAAAACATTAGATACATAACCTAATAATTTCCATCTATCATTTACAGTTGATTCATCTGCATCATAATATAATGGTTTACCTGTGCTTCTATCCACACAAACTAAATCACCCTCTGGTAAATATTTTACAACCCATTCGGCATTTGATGATGTTCCGGGTGTTACACATTCTACTATTGCTTGTGAATATGATTTACCATTAGAATCATTACCCGACCATTTACCAGTTGGGCTTGTTTTAGTAATTAATGCTCTAAATCCTCTATAAAACGTATCACCACCATATAGGTATTTAGAAAGATTACTATCATTTGATATATCACTTGGTTCAGGATTGGTTGCTGTCACTTGAACATCAGCCCATGTTCTAAACCAATTATTTGATGTGTCCCAAACTATCATATTTGCATCATTAAACCCAATACCCATCGCTGAACTAGATGTATTTCTTGGGTCTAATCCGTTATCCTTCCATTCACCGTTTTTTTCATGTGTAAATGGCGAATACTCATATTTAGCTCCATAATCATCATCTTTTGATAGTGATGTCCAATTAGAATCTGATGTAGGTGGTTGAGCTGGTAAAACAACATTTGAGTTTTTCCTTTCATATAATGTTCCTTCATATTGAACTTTTGCACCTATTTTATATTCTTCTTGAGCCCAAATTGGATATAATGGGTATCTAATCTCTTCTGAAGCGAATTGAGAAAATGTGTAAGGAATACTACCAGATTCTGCTTCACCCCAACCTAAAACTACTGTTCCTGATTCATTATCAATACCTGAATCGGTTTCACCTACGTTTACCGATGTACTATCACTAATTACCTTTTGGCTTCCACTTGCTATATTATTACCTGATGAAAATGCCTTTAATGTTATGTTACTTACACCTGTATTAGTAAACTTAAAGTCATAAAAATCTAAAGCACCACCATTCTCTACTGATGCACCTAATGAATCTACAACCTCGCCCATTCTGTCATAGCATGGTGCTTCATTAGCTCCATAATCATAATTGTTTTTTTGAAAATTAGCATTGGGTAATTTATTTGTTGATGTTGAAGTATGTCCTGTTAATTCAGGTTGTTTTGTACCTCTACTAACATTATATTGGTCCCCAATGTCTTTCATAACCTCAAACGTGCCTTCATTATAATGTGTTTTATTATAATTGATTATTTGTAAGTTATGTTCCAAACCTAAAAGAAATAACTCTAATCTTGTTCCTTCTGATTTTGATTCAGATGGTAAAATTTTATTTACTTCAAAATATCTATCGTAATTTGTGGTTGTTGAATCACCATCATCTATTTGTATTCTAATTCTGTCAAATTGGTCTATAACAGGTGCAGTTTTGATAAATTTACCCTCATTTGCAGATAATATAACCCTTGCAGAATTAACTTCTCCTGAACCCGTATCTGTCACTAATGGTATAGATACAATATCATCTGTTATAACAGTAGATGCCCAAGAGTTACTTTCATCGTAATGAGTTATAGTATAATTCCATTGTGATGTCAAGAGTAATTCACCGTCCATGAATATTTTGGTGAACTTGAGTTACTACCAACATTACCATTAAATCTTAATGTGGCTACGAATGAAGCCTTACCTTTTGTTTCACCATCTCTTATCCATCTCCAATTTGTTAACACATAACCTCTAGGTTGGTCTGGTGATGCACCGGTACCCGTTGGTACCAAGTCATAAGAATCAACATCATCTAATTCTAAGCCAAATCTACCTTTTGTGAATACATCATCTGTTTTTTCATCTATTAACCATTCTTTTATTTTTTGGAATACACTTGTGTTACCTGTTTCTGCTACTACTGACCCTGTTAAAGTCCATGTTATAGAGTCTAGAAATGTATCTTGTAATTCATTAACATTACCTTTTGGTTTCTCGTTTTCACCTATTGCTACAACTAAGTCTAATTGTGTTTGATGAAGATATTTGCCACTTGATACATTTTCTGCTGAAAACGTAATAACATCAGTACCTGCTGCACTTCTTGTTCCTTGTTTTGTTGTATTATTTTCTTGTCCATCTGAACTACGCCATAAATATGATACCATTATACATCACCAACCCCTGTGTTTTGTGACATTAATGTACCATCTAAATCAAACACTCTTTTACCACTAGAGTATAAATCTAAGTTACTTCTAACTTGATCTGCTACACCCCTTAATCCTATATTTGTTGTCACTCTTATAATTCTTCGACCTTGTGATATTTCCTCTTTCTCTCTCAAATCTGTAAACTTTTGTTCTTCCTTCTCTATATCTCTTTTGAATCGTCTATCCATTAAACCACCCGGTGCTAATGCTTGTGTGATCATACCTTGTACCATTTCTAGAACAAGCATAGCTACCATACCATAAATACCACCTTTTAACATTAATCCTCTTGCACCACCCATAATTCCACCTGACATAACATTACCAACCAAACCACCTTTCATACCTGTGGCTGCTTGTTTCATACCTGTTTGTATCATTTGACCTCTACCCATATCACCTAACCCACCAATACCACCTAAGAATCCCAAGTTTACTAATCCACCTATCATATCATATTGTGTGGCTTGTATTTGTTGGACATCTTCTTGCATTTTTTTAAATTGATTTTCTTTTTGAATCGCTGCTCTAGAACCCTTATCTCTAAACTTTTGTTCTTTACCTGTTTCACCACCAAATATACCACCTCTATCTTCAAATGCTTCAGTTCTTACTGCCGCACGTTCATCAGTTATTGCCTTTCGACCACGCATTGGTTCTAATTCTCTTGCTGCTGATTGGGCTTCTTTTACATCTTGTATTAATTCGTTTAATTGCTCAATATCACTTGTTTCTATTTCTATTGGTGCCCTTACTTTATCATTATTATTAGAACTCATATAGACTCAACCTCTAAATATCTATTTGTTTCTTTTATAATTCTTTCTTGTAGTTTCGGCATTCTTTCTTCTTTTATATTTTCTACTAAATTTTTTGCCTTTGTACCCGGATGATGAACTAACTTTGCAAAATGATCCTCACCAATTACAAAACCGCCTGATGGTCCTTTCCAATGTAGCCAATCTGCACCGCCTGATTCTTTACCTTTTGGTTCTATAATATGTGGTTTTGTACCATACTCAAGATAGAAATGAACAGGTTTACCATCTTTGACATATTCCCATGTTAAGTCTATTTTCAAAAAACCTGTTTTTTCTAATTCCAAACCATCGGCTGCTTTTTGGTGTATACTATTTGCAATATCTGTTTGACCGGGCAATAGTATTTCTTCAGTAGCCCATGTCATTAGATTTTGGTCTATATGCCTATCTATTCTCGCTTTAACTGATAAAAGACGTTGTTCTGTTAATTCTAGAACCATTAGTCATTCCTCATCACTAAGTTGATGGTTCTCCGGGACATATTACGGTTATATCAACTTTAACAGCACCTTCTGCACTCTTTGAAATATCAACTACTGATAGTTTACAACTTGTAAATGTAAATGTTGTATTTGTTGCTGTACCTGATACATCTGTGAATTTTACAAGCCATGAATTAGCTGGTACCTCACCATTAGCCGGTGTTATCAATGATTTTAAATCATTTGCTGAACCGTCATTCCATTCATCTCTAGTAAATAATAACGTACCTGAAATATTGTTATCTGGGGCTCCTGTATATGTAACCACACCACCTGATGTTGTGGCTTCTCGAAAAACAGGGTGTGAAATCAACATTCTTGCATTTTGGACCAATAGCCATTCGTTAGATGCACTACCGATATATATCTGCATTTGTTTGGCATTTACAGACTGTGATGCGGTTCCTAGATTACCCATAGTTTAAAAAGGTTATTATGACATATAAAGATTAAAGAATGGCATCAATGAAACCAAACGCTATCTCTCCTCGCAATAACGGAAAGATAGCTAAATATTGTCTAGGTTTCGTGATAATCACTTATACCTAGAATCTAGCCATTCATGGTACTACGTGATTTATTATGAGTTTTCACCCTTATAAATCTAACTAACCGTTATGGTACTAGGATTTACTACTGTTGCTGTGAGTCTATAAACAACTGTATCTTGGTACCTATATAATCTTTGTAGTCTTTCAGGCTCTACTTTGAAAGTTTCTGTTATAGTGCTTGGTGATTCTCCACCTGTTTTATTGGTATATATGAAAGTAACATCTGGTTTTTCACCTGTTGTTCTTAATGTAATTAATTTGTTTAATTTATCACCTGTGGTACCCAAATCGGCTGCTTTAATCGGTATATTACAAATTAATATTCCATTAAAATCACCTGCATAATGTAGTGGTACGTTTGATCCTGTATATTTTTCAATTATATCACGATAGCCTTCTGATAAATCAACATCATAAACTTCGGTATATGTATAATCACCAGATGGTGCGTTATCTACGCTTGATTCTGACACATCGAATTTTAGAACACCATCGGCTGTTGCGGTACTAGGTGTTATCTGTCTAACTGTTATTTTTAATGTTGATACCATGTATGGTGGGAAATTTGCACCAAACTTACCTACTTGTTCTCTTTGCCATAGTTTTGACTCAAATACTACCTTATGGTCCTGTAAAGTCATGGCTTCTATTTGGCTTCTTATCTCATCTTCTACTGATTTTTGAGTTAAGATGGAATCTGACCTAATACCTAGATTTTTAATAAAATATCTAATCTCAAATCCGGTTGTCGTTTCTGTGGTTCTTTTTGTTTCTGTGGTTGATTCTGGTTGTATTGTTACTATCTCACAACTTGGATATAATCGTCTTTTTTCGTATTGAACATAGTCAAAAACGTTACCAGACTCTATTGTGTTTTCTGGGTAGGTTCCTGCTAGAATCTGTGTTTTTATGCTTTCTGCTGTTGCTACTGCCATACATAGTATTAGATTTACTCATATATAAAAAAGAAAAAAGATGGTTATACCATCAATTCTTTTAGTCGTTGTAATTCTACACGAGCTTCGGCTTTGTCATTTTCATCAAATTTTGGTGATACTGACAATACAATCAATGACGACATACACTTCAAGAATTTGTAGTATTTCTGTTTAAAACCTTTGGCGTGACCTTTTGTCCTATGATGAGCTAATTCATGGCACATTAACTCTACTAGAGCAAAATTACCATGTAAGTGTATTCTATCAGATTGATTGGTGACCTTTGTTCTTAACATAGGTGGTTTCTCAATAAGAATTTTAGGTTTTATACCTATTCTAGAATTACTATAAAAGGCATAGTAACTGCCCATATTGTCTTTCTTTCTTAGACCTAGTTTTCTTTTATTTTTCACCATACATGGTAAAATAGTATCTTCTCGGATTTTCATCAATTCGTTAGGAAATTGTGATTTGAGGGTTTTGGCTGTCAAAACACAAATTTGAAGTCTATCATTCATCATGTCAAGTTTTTGTTTTTCCATACATACCTATGGTTTTTTGTAAATATATAATTTTCCCTACTTTTCCGAGTATTATTTGTATGAAATAAAAAAAGATTAGGGTGGTACTTCAGGCACGTACCTTTCGATGAGATTATTAAGAAATAGACTTCTATTTCCTCTTTCCTCACCTAACGCAAACTCTTCAACAAAGTGGTTGAGCTTACTTAGCACTTCTGGGTCTATCGTCATGCTTATTCTTTTGCTCAATTTCAATCACCTGTTTACCATGTATGAAGCGTTTGTGTGCTTCAGTCCAATCTAAGGTCCAAAACTCATCTGTGTTTTCAGCAGTAATAGTTCGTTCCTTGAATTTGTAATAAAACCTAGTTTCTCCAAATGGTGTACCTATGGCACCACACATTTTCTTGAAATCATCAACATTTTGTTTTGTAAATGCCAATGTAAACTTTAGTCTCTTACCTATTGGTTGTGAGTCTGGTTTTGATATTCTTTTACCAAATGTTTCTGAATCTGGGTCATTGTCTGTAATTCTTTCAAATCGATCTTCTTCGTCTACGCCAAGATATTCACCGGGTCCTTTTGGTTCTATATCATCATCAGCATATTTTCGTCTAACTAATGCATAAATGTAGTCTTTTCCATCGGTTTGTGTTCTTACGATATATTGTGCCCAATAATCATTTGGTTGAAGTTTTCTCTTCGTCATTAATAATATTAGTGTATTACTGCTATATAACTATTTTAACTTCCTTGCAGATGTAATGAATCATCACGACTTAGATTCACTTTCTTTCCTTTTTTCTTCTTGTATTTCTTTCCGAAATAATCTTCATATGCATACTCTTCCTTTCCTTTCTTAATTGCTGCTAATCTTGCTCTTACATGATCTATATCTGCCATGCATAAAGTTAGGTTTAATACTATATAAATAAAAAAAAAGGGGTTAGTTGGAGATATTAATCTACCAAGCTAATGGTGTTATTGCACCTGTAATTTGTCTACCAGTCTCTGATTGAATTATTGATGCTAGATGGTAGTCGATAACAAAGTATTTGTCATCTCCTGTCTCTTCATCGTGTTGTGAGCCAACTCTTTGTGGTCCTTGGAATAGGGCACATGTTGGTTCTAATTCAGTATCTACACAGTATACATCACCTTGTCGTACACTATTGTCTAATACGAGACCTACACCCGGTATACCACTTAACTCGCTTGTTCCCGGCTCATAAGAGTAATCTCTTGGTCCGTTTGAAGCAACGCCTCTTAGGAATGTGTTTCCTGTGAATTTTGCGTATGTTAGTTGGTGCATACCGACTCTGTTCATTTTACCACCTACACCTGATCCTTCAATATTGAGACTTGCGATACCAATATCAACGGTTGGGTCGTTGGTTGAACGGTCTGTACTTGCGACAAATGTGTCCCAGACTCCTGTTGCTGCTTGTGCGGTCAAGTTGGTATCTAATTCACTAATTACATCGAATGACTGTCTCTGTTCGATTTTGTTTGAAGCCACTTGGATGCTGTCTTGTAGAACATTGTGAACGTTCTTCAATCTTGCCTCTTCATGGATTATGAACTTGAGACCGTATTTTCGTGCTGTGAAGTTAGCTCTTGTATATGGCAATTCTTTAAGAGGTGCTCTCATGCCCTCATCTAGTCTTGTCATACCAGAGAACTTGGTTACAGTATCAATGCTAATCAAAAGGTTTGGTACAGCAATTTCTTTTGCTAGGTTCTTACCTGCGTAAACACGATCTCTCTTGCCTAATACGGTTTCCCATACGTTGACAATGTCGACTGCGGAATTTACGTTTGATCTTAAGGCTGCTAGTTTTTGACGACCACCGGCTTTAATATCAGATACATAATCTTCTGCAACGGATTTAAATTCGCTGTCTAAGAATGCATCATGTTGGTAGGATGTACCTAGTTTGTCTTTTGCTGTTTTGACTGCATCGAAGTGTACGTTATAGTCATAGATTGGATAACCATTTGCTTCATCGAAGCTATATGTTGGAGCACCGTCAGTAGCATAAACTCTGTTATCAACAGGGTTACGCCATAACTGTTTTCCGTCCCAATCTTCTTTTCGGTTATTAATTCTAGCTTGCATCATACTCACCTAAATTAATAGTACCTCTATTACGTCACCGTCTGCACATGCAACTGGTGGAAAGTCTTGGTTGTCTGTGAATGATTCGAGATATGGTGTGCTACCTGATTTGGCAACTATACCGCCTTCCTTACCATAGTAAGTACCGACTTGTGTCTCGATATTTCCTGCTGAGGTTATTACCTGACCTGCTGTGGATGCAGATATTTGTACTCTAGCACCCGGTCTTATTGCACCATCGGCTACTACTGTGACATAGTGACCTGATACTGCGACTGCTGCTGTAATATCTCCATTTGAACCACTGCTGTTGTCTGCTGCCTCTAAGGCAACAAAGTGTGCTACATCTGCTGTTGGGCTGCCGGATGCTGCACAGGCTATTAGATAACCACTGCTTAGTTCACAAACTTGACCTTTTGTGATGCTTGTAGATGCTTTAACAGGGATTCTTCGTGTAGAGATAATTGTTTCTCTTACGATTGTTCCTGCTGGTGTTGTTCCAAATGCCATTTTGTACTCCTAAAGGTGGTTAAACTCACTAGCTAGCTTTGCAACTTTACTTCTAGATAAGAATCCTGAAGTATTGTTTGGGCTAACATATGTTGAGTTTCCCTTTGTTTCGTCTGCATAACTTTGGATCGCTGCAATTTTGTTTTGCCAAGTTGCAACAGAATCTTGTGAAGATAATACTTCATCGAATTTTGCTTGTGCAATTTTAACATCGTCAAAGAGTTCTGAATAAGATTGAGCTACCTTTTCTCTTTCTTGAGCTTCAACTTTAGAGTTGAGTGCTGCAACTTGAGCTTTTAGTTTTGCAACTATTGGTCTCTCTTCTTCTTCTTCTTCCTCTACGACAGGAGCTTCAACTGCTTCTGCTTCGACTGGTATTTCTGCTTCTGCTTCTTCCATTGATGGTTCTGCTGGTATAGCGGCTTGTACCTCTTCTAGTTGTCCAACAATGCCTTCGATAGCATCGACAACTTCTTGAGGACCTGCTACTGCACCATTATTACCACTCTCGGCAACATCTAACAACTCATTAGCAATTTTGCTTTGAGCTGAAAGAACACTACGTGCATAACTTGTCCAGTTGTTTTTAGAAAGTTTTGTCATGTTATTAATATATGTTGAGTATTACTTATATATAAGGCAATAATACTCAAAATAATACTAAATTATTACTCAAAATACTGTGTTTTACCGGGTGACCCTGTTCTTTGGAATATTGTGTCGCCTGAACGTGGTTCTACTGTACCGGGTAACACATCTGCAATTTCACCTAATTTCATGTTTACGCCTGTATTTGCATCGTAAATATCCATTGTATTCAAGTCATGTTTTCTTATAAATTGTTGTGCTGTTCCCATTTGGTATTTTTTAGCCCAACCTTGATTTATTTGATTTTGTATGGCATAATTGACATATCTTGGTTCCCAACCTATATCAGTTAAGCCTTTCTTTAAGCGTATTGTAAAAGAGTTTTTAGGGTTTGGGAATGGTGATATTTTAGCGTATTTTCGTTTGTTCTTCAGTTTTTTACCTTTAAACTTATTAGGATTTATTGGTTCACCTGTTTCTATAAACTGTTTATTTGCCTTTCCTTCATCTAATTGTTTGTGTTCTCTTCCTAACTTCTTATCTTTTTCACGACTTTTTATTTTCTCTTCCATAAACCTTTTTCCATGTTCGGAAGGTTTGGATATTGGCAAAATCTGACTAGATGTCTTACCATCATAGAAATTATCAATTATTGTTTCTCTCTCATCTCTTGTTTTTAGTTCATGTTTTCCTTTTTTTCTAATTATACCTAACCTTTGTCTTAGTTTAGCAGTAAATTTACGAGGATTCATCATTTCTTGATGTGTTCTATGGCTAACTCCAACACCTATACCTTTCATCTTATCCATTTGTGGATATTTGCTAAAATCAAACAAATGGTGTGATTCTGTTCCTAATATCTTTCTACGTGGTATTTTTGTTTTTAGCCCTGTTATCTTATTAACTATACGTTGGTCTCTTGGCTGTATTCTAGTTGGATCTTCTGGTATTCCTTTAATATCACCAGTTGCTTCTAATCTCGTTTGTTGGCTCATTTCATGTTGACGTGGTCTAACAGTTCCAATATATTTCTTTTTTGGTACTATTGGGGCTGTTATATTTTTATAAGGTATGAGCATTTTACCACCTTGTTCAAAATCATATAGCTTTCCACCCACATACAATTTATCTCCTTTTCGTTTGGTACTTATTCCTGCTTTGTTCCAATATCTGTAAGTTGAAGCTGTATCATAAGCATAATTATCTATTATTATTCCTTTTGGTGTTTTTTCCATTATTACATGTGGTATGAATTTGTCTTTTGCCCCTTTTGGTATGGTTGTACCAGTTCCTTTATAATGACCACTATATTGGAATTTATTACCAAGATGTCTAACACCTCTTATACCACCTTTATGTTTAGTAAAAAGTGGTTCAAATCTATCGTCTTTTTTCTTTAATCCTTTTGGTGTTTTTTCTTTTTTGTATTCCCAAGTGTTAAATGAATCCATAACTTCATCTATCTTTCTTTTATAAGAAACAGCTAATTTTTGTTGTTCAATTACTGCTAATCTTTGCTTTAGTTTAGCCTTTCTTGGGTCTATTTTCTTATCATCTTTAATATAACTATCTAAAGCATTTCTCTCTTTTTTAGTTACCTTTCTTCTTCGTTCATTACCTGTTGTTGTTCGTGGTCCAGTTAGTTTTGGTATGTTGGTCTTAGGGTGTTTAGTGGTTGGCATCTCTGGTCCTTGATATGGGTGTTCGTAATCTAGCACTTTCTTTACCCTTTTAACTCTCTTGGTTGTTGGGCTTACTCTTGTTCCTATTGCTAACCTTTGCTTAATGTCGTTTTTTTTTGCACCTAATTGGTTTCTTCTATGTGTTCCAAAATCTTTCATAATACTACCTGATACATCATTTGTATAGTCTTTTAGTATACCTTTGGTTCTTAACATATCACCTCTTCTATCAGGTATTTTTGCATATTCACCATCTTTCATTTTTTTAAATGGTTCAAACAATTTTCTTCCTAGTGCTTCACCTTCACTAGTAGGTGGTAATGGTTCATCCTCAACAAATCCAAATGCTTCTTCAGCTCTATAATCTGCGTGTTCTAAAATATCTTTGTTATGACCTTCTAGTAAGTTTTGTAATGATTTAGAATCATTTTTATCTATATATCCTTCAAGGTCTGGGTAATTATTGTCTATCGCTAACCCTGAATTATAAGCATGATTATCCAAAACATCATATGCGTATTTTCTAGAGAATGGGTGTGTTAATTCATTTTTGAATCTTTCCATAGCTTTTTGCCCTGCATTCCATGATGCTTTATCGTGTAACGAATCCATATAATCTAATCCTGTCATATCAAAACTTAGTTTTCGGGCTTTAAATGGCTTCCTAAAAAAATCAGTATCTGTTGTTGATGACCAATCGTCTGATGCTTTTTTCACTCTAGTTTTTTCGTTTTTTTTTATCTTAGCCAATTTTCTTGCTTCGTTTTCTGAAATTGACATAATATCTCCTACATCTTCTAGTTCGGTTTTATCAATTTCCTTTAAAGCTTTCTTTTTACCCCAATCTTTTGCCTCTCCTTTAAATGGTCTTTTCTTCTCAAAATTATGTTGAAATTCACTCTTAAAATCATAATCTGTATGTAGTGGATATGCTTCTCTTTTACCCGGTTGTAATATTGTACCTTTATGCCTTACAATTCTTGGTGTTTCAGTACCCTCACTAACTCTTGGTAATGCAACTTTACCTTTTCCCTCATACTCATCGGTCAAATCTTCAACACTATCTTTACTTGGAAGATGGTTGGGTTTGAATACTGCTAATCTTGCTCTTAATCTTGATTCTCTAAGTCTTTTTGATTTATTTTCTTCATGTCCTTCTAATTCTGTTTTACCTTTAACATTAGTAAAATCACCAAAAGCTTCTTTATTACCACAATCTGTGCAGATTAAGGTTTTATTATCTTCCCTTGATAAAGCTGGGTATTCTTGCATTTCTTGACCACAACCGGGACACGTATCACCATACCAATCTGGTTTTGTCTTATATCCTTGCTCTTCCCAATGTCTTTTTTCTTTAGGAAATAGACCTGCTAGTCGTTCCCTTATTCCCTTTGTGCATATCATTTTGGCTTGTTGTTTGGCTGACTTGAACTGAACTGAACATTGGTCTTTGGTTCCTATACATGTACCTCTTAACAATGCTATTCTAGAACCATAAGCTGGGTCTTCCATTAATGCTGCCAAATGTAATGCTTCCCAATCTGATATTTGTCCTTCTGGTTCAGCCGGGTTATTTTGGAATATAGCTGGGCTACAAAATGGTGGTAGAATCATATTGGCAAACCTTTGGTTTATCTCTATATTGGCAAAATAATCACCATTTTTCTCTATAATATCTACAATACTGCCTATTCTGAATTTTTCCTGATGGTTTAATACTTTATTTATATCGTTAGTAGGTAGGTATGGGTGTTCAAACTGGTCACCATATTCTGAATCTGGTACCCAGCTTTTTGCTGTTACTACTAATGGTCTACCAACAAACTTGCGTATGTTCTTGGCAATAGATTGTTGTGACACACCCCAACCATTACCATTTGTTTGTTTAGCGTTTAATAACCAATATTTAGCATATCTGCCTTCTGATGATACTAAGCTAGCCCTCTTGTAATATTGACCTGTATGACCTTTAAACTCTATAAGGTGTTTATGTTTTCTTGCTTCTTCAGCTTCCTCTTTTTCTTCAGCTTCTATTTTCTGATAATCTTTCTTTCTTTTTTCTGCTATTCGTTGCTTTAGTTTAGCTATATATGTGTCGTTCTTTCTTGATACTATTTCTGCATTTTGCATAATTTCTTCAGGCGTTTCGGCATTTGGCTTTGGTCCTTGTGGTGGTGGGTTTTTCTTCACTTTACTAGGATTATTGTAATTTGGTGCCACGCCTTTTGCTTTCTTTGTTTTCTTCCTCTCTTTTTTATATTTTTTTAACCAATCGCTTGGTGGTGCTTCTGGGTCGGATTCTGCATTATAATGTGCTGATTTACTTAATAGTTTTTCCTTATCTTTTTTCTTATTCTTTTGTTCTTTTGTAACATCTATTAATTCTGCTTTTCTTGGTCTACCACCTCTATGCCTTTTCTCATATTGCTTCTTTGCAGCAGCGGCTTCTTTCTTATCCCTTAACTTCTTCTTTTCTATTTGTTCAGGTGTTGGTGTCATTTTATCTGGATCACCAAGAAAATCACCTGTTAGTCTTTTATTTAGTTTATCAGTTTTCTTCTTTTGATACTCTCTATCGGTTGTTGCTTTCTTTTGCTTACCACCTTGACCAAATATACCTGTTGTTTTTTCACCATAAAACTCTGGGTTTTTTATTGATTGTTGTGTTGGTTCGTCACCGGGTAACATGATTCTTCCTTCTGAATCTCTTACTACTCGTTTACCCTTAATCTTACCTATTCTTTCCTTTAGTTTAGATACTCTAATATCTAGTTGTTTCTTCTTCTTTTTTTCTTTATGGTCACCGGGCATTATCCTAACACCTCAAATGTTGCTTCATTGGATTGGAATATACCACCTGTTGTCATGGTTATTTTTGCTCTATACTTCCATAACCCTGCTGTACTGATTACAGGTGATGGTGTGCTATTAATATATCTTAATAAACCATCTGAACCGGGTGAATTTACTATTGATGCTGTAACTTCTGTTTCTGAACCAGATGGGTCTGTAAATATGAATTTTCTAACTGATGTAGCAGATAAATCTACTGCCACGTTTGATCCACTTGTTTCTGTTTTCTTTACTACTAACTGAAAGTCAGTATATGTGTCCCCTGTGTGAACTTTGCCTGTTGCCATACTCTAAATTACCACCGATATTATATAAGAATTATACATTTACAGTTCTCCTTATAGTTTGAAGTATCAATCTTGTGAAATTTACTGCTGTTTTCATATAGATTGTGTCTTTAATAGCCTGACGAATGTAAACAGTATTACTTATTGTTAATAAGTCTAATAACACACCCACAACTGAATCTGTGAAATTAACAGTTGAGGCAGTTATTGTTCTAAATTGGTTTCTAGACCTAATTACACTATCAGATAATGATACAGACACGCTTGTTATTGTTCTGAATTTGTTACCTAAAGACGATACACTATCGGATAATGATATGGATTGTGATATTGACCTCAATGAGCCATATAGTCTAGATACCGAATCAGATAATGATGTTGATTCAGATACGGTCCTTATTGCTGCCATTATACGTGATAATGAATCGGATATTGATGTTGATTCTGTAATTGTTCTAAATATTGATGAAATTCCACTAACACTATCAGATAAAGATGTGGATTGTGAAACAGAACGTAATGATGCTAATATTCGTGATAAACTGTCAGATAATGACACACTCTCGGTTAATCCTCTAATTGAGTTATATATCCTTGACACACTATCAGATAACGATATACTTGGTTCTGTAATAGTTTCTTTGTTAATATCACTTCTTTCTACCGAATCTGTAATTGGGTGTGTTTTAATTGCAACGTCAAATGTTGTTGAATCACCAAATATTGCACTATCAAACAATGCACCCAAGTCTCGAATCCAACGGTTTACAGTTGGTGTGATGGTTCCAACGGTTGCACCAATGGATATAGACTGTGATATGTTTCTTATACCAGCTAACACTCTTGACACACTATCTGAAAGGCTGATAGATGATGCAGTTATAGAACGTAGTGATGCTAGTATTCTAGCTGGTGTATCTGATAATGATATGCTTGTGGCTGTTATACCTCTTTGTGCTTGTAATGATTGTGTGGCACTATCTGTAAAGTCAATAACCCCACCTCTTGTTGTATCGAATATGGCACTATCATATATTGCTTCATCAAATATCTGTTTTGTTACTGTTATGTTTACTAAATACTGTAATTTGGTATCGAATATGTCAGGACCATCGAATACTTCTTTATCGAATACTGATGTAGATGTGACCGACACAGACTAAGCCACCTCAACCCACGCTGATCCATCAAATATCCAATGAACACCTGTATCACTTGCTTCCCAAATTGTATTCTCTTGAATATTTGGTGTAACTGCTGTAACTACTTCAAAATATAAATCCCTACGTGCATTAGCACCACTACCTGTATTATAATCTGTCCAACTACTTCCATTATTTGCTGACATAGTTGCAGGTGTATTACCTGAATCAAAAACGTTTGATGAGCTATCGCCCTTGTAGTATATATACATGAAATCATTATTACCACCACCGTTTGTTCTATCCCATGAAAATACAATCCTATCACCACTTTGAATTTCAATACTTGATGCAGTTTGGTTAGTGTCATATCCACCTGTTCCAAATGTATAATCTGTTGCTGTTGCTGAAATATTACTTGGTGATGTTTCACCAAAAGTATGAACAAATGATCCACTTCTATGTAGTCTAACCTTGACATTATTACTTCCACTTGTTCCGTTTCTTTGGAGTTTTATCTTAATACTACTTACTGTTTTACCATATAATACAGAACTTGTATTAGCAACATAAAGACCAAAATCGGATTCATTATTATCACCAAATACTGTAACTCTGTCAGTTGAACCAAATTGGTTTTGTGTTACTGTTCCCTCTACTGTTGCAACTCGTTCTGCATTAGTCCCTGTTATTCTTTTAGAAGCTTTGTAATCTGTCATTCTAACCACTCACTAACCCCATTTTGTATTTCTATTTTTGTTACATCAAATTTAAAAGAAGATGGTGTTCCACCATCATGCCACCAAACCCTGATGTATTGTAATGAATCTAATGCTGAATTACAAGTGCCTGTTACTGTTTCTGCAACACTACCATACGTGCTATCTGTATATCGTTTTATGTTATATTCTGTTGATGATGTTCTACAAATATCAAAATAATATGTTGTTCCACTTGACCATGATAAATTTTGTGAATTATCTGTATTGTATAATGATTGATTATAGTTATCTGCTGTCCAATATCTATTAGCAGATGTGTTAGAATCTAATCTCATTCCAATAGAATTACCTGTTTCACTTGTCCCTGTTGTGCTAGCTAACATGATCTGTCTGTATGTGTTAACATTACCTGTTGATGTTCCACCTGTTACTTTAACAGATATTCTCATAGCCCATTTAGAATCATTAACAGGGCTTCCTAAATCATATGCTATTCCTCTAAATGCATCTGCAACATTTGAAGAAATAATTTCAATTCTTTGGTCATTTGCTGTGGTGTTTGCTATAATATTAGACGTGTTTGAACTTGTCCAATTTGATGTATCAAAATCAGTAGAATTAAAATCTTTTAATGTTGTAGTTCCATCTAACAACCAACTCGTTCCATTATACCACCAATATGATGATGGTGTTGAATCTGTCTGTGTGAAAATAGAATTATCACGTACACCATCAAGTGCTTCTAATGGTGATGTTGATGAAGCATCGTTTTTACAACCTGCTGATGATCCCTCTATTTTCATTATTGTATCATTACTTGCATCAACTGATGGTGTGCCTGTTCCATACGTTCTGATCGTATTACTGCCATCAAAAAAGTCACTAGCTCTTGATGCAATTAAGTAATTAGATCCATCACCACCTGTGTATGTAATTGCCACTTGATCATTTTCAACCATGACATATGTTGCACTTGTATTTTCAACATATACATCTGACCAATCAGTGCCAACAGAATTACTACCTGTTCCATTAAGTTGTGTAGTAGATATTGTTCCAATGTTTTGTTGAACAACACCTGATGAATTTGTTATATCTATTGAAGCTGTGCCTGTTAATGAATTACCTACACGTTTTAATTTGAATGTGACTTTTGTGACTTTAATACCAATTAATTCTGAACTAGATGTTTCTGCCCTTTCACCACGCCTTGATTCATAACTTGCACCCATTGTTAACGCATCACCGTCAGGTGTTTGTGATAATCCATTCATCACAGTTGCTGTATCTAAACTTGTAGAATCCATACTATAATACGCCTTTAATTCTGACTTGTCACTTAATGATGAAACTAATTCAGGCTCATCAGTTGAATATGATCTATACCAAATGTCTTTATTAGCAATAGGGGTTGATAACCAACCGTTTGAGTTATAGTAAACTAGCCCTGAATAAGCATCAACATCTGCCTGTTGATAATAAACATCAATTTGGTTACTTGAATCATAAGTTCCACCCTCAACTACTATTCTATCACCATCTGCGATTGTTATTGCACTAGGGAAAGTAAATTTGACAGCTTTCCCTGTGTTATGTATTAGGTCATTCCATGCATACGTGCTTGAGTTTGAGCCTTTTTGTGTTCCACTTGAATTGTAAACTGCACAATAACCATTACCACTAACTGATCCACCACTTATGTATTTGTCCATTGTAAATGATATTGCTTTCAAACTTGTTCCTACTAATGGGTGACCTGTTGCTACTTCAAATCCAACTTTGGTGTTGATTGGGTTTCCACCACCTAATGATGTTGCTTGGCTTGATGCTGTTGCATTTGATTTACCTGTAATACCTACAAGGGTTTCAATTTCTGTTGCAGTAAGAACTCTTGACCATACACCCCAATCGTCTAAAATACCGTCAAACGGATTTGACGATTTATCACCATAAATACCAAATAAAGCTGGTGAGCCTGTGCCTGTTTGTAATGAACTAGGATTAGATGTATCTGTTACGTCTAATGTTCCATTAATGTATAATTTTACAGTTGTAGTTGCACCATCATAAGTCATGGCTACGTGTTGCCATTCATTTTCATTTATTGAAGTAGAACTTGTTGTAATGTAATTTGTTCCACCTGTTCTTAATGATAATTCTAATTTATTTGATCCGTTAATGTGCAAGTCCATTATTTTATCACTATTACCTGATCCATTCCATTGTCCTAACAATGTTTCATCAACATTATCTCTTGGATATATCCACCCTGCTACGCTTAATTTTGTTGCACCGTTAAATACTGTCTTTAATCCATTTACTTCAACATAATCACCACTTCCATCAAAATCATAAGCACCTGATCCAAGTTTAGCAGGGTTGTAAGCTTCTGTGTTTTGATGAAGTATTGCCTTTCTAACATCTTGTTGATTTTGTAAGATGTATGGATAACCTGTGGTATCAATATATGTTCCACCATCATCTGGAACAGTATATATTAAATTCATACTTGTGCGTGATGTTCCTTGATAATATTTTATTTTACTACCATCATCTGTAATTTTAAAGAATGTATTAGAGCCAATACTAATACCACTATGTGTTCCACCACTTGGTGAGTTATTTCCATTTAATTTTATATCTAAATTATCATCACTTTTTATGTATATCATAGCCTTACCAAAAGTATCACTACTCGAAGATGTGCTTAATCCAACCATTGTATCAGATGAACTTGAAGTTGCATCAGGTATTTCAACAATGATTTCTTTTGTTGCTACACTTCCCCATGCTTGACCGTCCCAATTATTATTAGAACTTGTTTTTGTGTATGAATCGTTAGTATAATTTGTTGTTGATATTGCACCGTTAGATGACGTTCCAAATATAGGGTAATCATTAACTAATGTAATACCTGTATTAGTTCCATCTGCTGAACTTCCTAATGAATCAGAAACTCGATCTTGCTTAAGTCCCTGATAGAGTTTAACACCCATGTTTTCTATGGTCAAGATGCTACACCTCTTTCAAGCCATTTTGCAGGTATTGTATATTTTACACCAGCTCTGAGATTATTTCCACCGTTTCCACCATCTCCACCTGTGCCAACCCATGCTGTTTGTGGCATAGCATTTGCATAAGAAGCTCCACTTACACCACTTCCATGTTTTGAATTTAGATAAGATGCTGAGCCTGATTGACCTGTAAACTTGTAATTTCCATCAGGAAACCAACCCACCCACACAATACCATTTGATGGAATTGTGCAACTACTAGTTAAATCAAACACTACATCTGTATTTGTGTTAGAAATTGATACTGATTCAGCTCCTGTTTCAGCTAGTTTTTGATCTGGTTTTGTTCCACTTCCACTACCTGTTGTAGTATAAACGGCACCTTTAAGATTGCCTGACATATTATAAACACCTATTCTTACAGCAGTAATTGTTCCACCAGCAGGTAAACCTGATATATATTTAGCAACTGCATAACTTGTGTCCATGCCTGTTCCACTTTGCGTTCCTGCATCTTTTGTTTGGTTTGGTATTGCATCTACTCGTCTGAAAATTTTTCTAGTATCTGTTTCTTCATACCTAGTATTTGCAGGGACATTTGTTATGTCGTCTTTTTCATCTGTTGTATTTGTTGTAACGCCATCATAAATTTTTACATTTTCAATCTTTCCATCATTAGAGGGTGTGCCACTTGTGCCACCATGCATTGTAATCATATTGATGTTGTCTAAATCTGATATTGTTCCACTAATTGATTGGGGTTGTGATTCTAGTAGTGTTTCAAATGTTGAATCAGAATACAGACTTACAGTAAAATTACTACCATCCCTGACCATTTTCACATATAGCGTTTCTTCGGTTGGCGTTCTTGAAAATTGTTGACCACTTGGCGTTGGTGAATCAGCTACTTGACCACCATCTCTTTGAATCACAACAAATTTTGGACTATTGTTACCAGAAATTGCTAAACCCAGAAAATCTGTGTTAGCAGTTGGACTTGTGACAACTGAAGCTAGACCAACATACATTGTATTTTGATTATCATTTCCACCTGCATTGTAGTCTTCTATTGTGAGTGTGAATGTCATTGTCCACTTTGAATCATTTACTGCTGTGATGGCACGATAACTTATGGCATTTGTATTTGTTGATAGTGTATGATCATTATCATAGTTTAGTGCGTTGCCTGATATTCCCATTGTCGCTGTTCCAACAGTCCAATTATCAGCATTAGGGAATGTGTCAGTAATATCAGGTGTTGCGTCTGCTGTAGAACTTCCTTGTATTCGCCCACCTGACAAAAAATCTGCCATTGTGAAAACCTCTATGCTATCTGTACGTTAGTGTAACTTCCGTTTTTCTTTACCCTAACATACAGATTTTCATTATTAGAATCAAGAGTTTTGGACCATATCTGAATTGGTGTTGAAGCACTGTTTTCTGTTCTGCTTGTATAACTTGGATCAGAATCTGCTTCATCTCTTAGTAATGTATCAATAGTGTTACCTGCTGCTCCACCTGCATCTCCCCATTCTAAGACGTTTGCTGATGATGACATTTTTAAAACTTTACCTGATGCACCTGTTGCTGCTGGCATTTCTAATGTATAACTTGCTGATACTGTTGCTGGTGCTTCAAATCCTACATATTGACCACCACTAGCATCTTGCAATCTTAAGTCTCCTTCTGCTGTAATATCTACCTGTGTTCCTGTAATTGTTGTTCCTGTAATTGCTGCTGCACTGTTTGCTCCTATTACTGCACCATCTATTGCTCCTCCATCAATATCAACACTGTTTGCTGCTTGTGTTGCTATAGTTCCCAATCCTAATGATGTTCTTGCTGTACTACCTGATTCTGCTACAAAGTTTGAACCATCTCCTACAATAAAGTTTCCATCTGTTACTGCCAATCCTGCTACGTCTGTTAATTGTGCATCGAAAGCCTGAACGTCAGAACCTATTGCTACACCTAATGCTGTTCGTGCTGCACTTGCTGTTGATGATCCTGTTCCACCATGTGCTACTGCTACGTCAGTTGCTTCCCATATTCCTGATGCTACTGTTCCAACTGTGGTTAATGATGAACTACCTGCTGTTGGTGATTTACCGTCAATCTGTGCTTGAATTAAACTTGTAACATCACCTAAATATTGAAACTCTGCACTTGTTACAGTTCCATTGGCAATCTTAGTTGCATCTATTGCTGCACTTGCCTTAATATTAGCATCTTCAATATTTGTAATAGAGTTACCTGTTCCATCTGCGTCTATTGTCTTATTAGTAAATGTGGTTGTGCTTGATGCTGTTACTGATGATACATTATTATCCACATATGCCTTGATACTTTCTGATGTTGCTAGTGTTGAATCTGATGCACCAGACATTGTGTCACTATCTAATATTGTAACTTCTGATGATACACCTGAACCACTTGCGGTTCTTCCTATAACTTTCATTGTTGCTAGATTTTGTATCTTTGCAAATGTTATTGATGCATCTGTAACCGGGCTACCACCATATTCATACCAATAATTACCACTTCTAATTAAAATGGT